TACCGAGCTTCCATACTCTCGATTTGAAGGATAGCTGCCGGCAGCACCCTTCCCCTTACCTTTATCAATACGACCAAAATCTTTAAAAGCAAAGGATTTGACATTACCATACCCATTTTGCTTTTTAGGCATTAGTAATAACCGCCTTGTACTCCGATAAATGGTGCATTCTGTGCTTGATCAGTACCAGACTGAGCTACCACTGCTGCCCACAATGCTTTCCCAGCAGGTATGTACAAAGCTTTTAATTGTGAAGCAGTGCCTGTTTGCGGTAAGGGTGCAATAATGCTTGGCAAGTCGGTTACTGTTGTTTTTGTTCCAACTGTTGTACTTCCAGTAAATTTATGAATATAAATACTTTGTTGAGTACGAAGGTAATCTGATGCTGAACTTAGGTACAGGTTAATCTGATATCCAGTTGTAATTGTTCGTGCAATTGAATACACCTCTTCAATTATTGCTCCGTCATTAGTTGTACAATCGACAACCAATGAAGCATTATTGGTTCCTGCAACTTCTATTCCTGAGCCTGATGCAATTGTTGCGCCTTGCAAATCAACTACTTCATGTAATACGCGGTCGACAAGAAGCGGTTGTTTGTTAGTAGATGTAGATGCCATTGTTATTTACCTTATGCGTTTTGAGGTTTTTGATTGCGACCGCCACCACGGCCTGTGTTTAATCCAGATGACGGAACTGATGCAGTTACGTTACCAGTCAGTGGCATCGTTGTGTTTGTCTGAGCAGGTGTCTGTCCTGGCAGTTGGCCAGGATTAACATTGCCTTGCATTGCTACTTCAACAGGAGTGCCTATCATTCCCATTGGACTTGCGTTATGGGAAAGCTCTTTGTTACTACTAGAAGCATACAGTTGCTGTCCACGTTTAATTGTAGAACTTACGTAGTACTGAGCATTCTGCATCTCCTCCGGTATACCTGGTTTAACCTGAGCGACAGTGTTATACGGCTGCTGGTTCAAGCCTCTCATTGCACCTACTTGATTCTGAGGCTGACCAGAGTTTTCTACAAAACCGACGCCGCCCATACGTCCATCAGCAAGGCTCAATCCACCATCACCATAAGGATATTTTTTTTGACCACTTCCCATCATCTGCCCCATTTGCCCTTCTGTATCGGTTGCAGGGAAGTTCATCAAGTTACCTTTTCCCTGTTCCATATAAGGCATAGGTTGTGGTGGAATCGCACTTGTGCTGTCGTTAGATGCAATCCTTACGGTAGGGTCTTTATCCCCCATTTCTATACGACGCTTACGCTTTAGTTCATTAGCCATGTCTTACACCTGGTATGTTTGTTGGCGGTTATTAAGTCCCATATATTGCCTACCGCTGGCAATCATTTGGACACGTTCGGCAGCTTGTTGTCCTGCCATTTCACTATCAACCTGTGGTTGAATAGTTGCGGAATAAGAACCGTCTAGATAACCAGTCTGGTTACGAGGTTCTTCAGTAACTTGGTTTCCAGCACTATCCGTCATTGGCTTAAAGTTTCCGTAAGCTCCGTCAAGCGCATCACCAGTTGTAATGGTCACGTTCCCATAACGTGGATCACGAGATGCCTTCGATGCTTGGCCTGTACCGTTTTCATACACAGATTGGACGCCCCAAATAAAATCACCACCCATTCCAGCTTGTGCTAATGCAGCAGCTTTCTTAGATTGGTAATCAGTATCTCTACCGCGACCCATTGTGATTTTTTGAGTTGCCATAATGTCTAATTATTTCCTATATTTATTCTAAGCTATCGCCATATATTATTGAGCATAATACGTGTGCCTACAGCAGTATCTGCAGGTCCGGGCACTGCCATAATAAATTCTGAGCCTGATCTGTCAAATAAATATCGTCTCACTTCTGGTCTGCGATAATTAGCAACGTATAGTGTTTCAGCTAATCTATCTACTTCACGTAAATACAATTCCCATGAATATTCATCTGCCTTCAAAGGATCTGTTGTGCCAATTGTACGTTGGACGTCACCTCTGATTTGTTCGATACGTGATGCTGCTGCTATTTCATTGGTTCCAGTAACTGGGTCATATTCATAATATGAGCTTTTTTCAAAAGTTACATCACACCGTGTTATTTGTTTAACGATTTGACTGTACCAATGTTCGTCTGGAACTAGTGACATCGCTTCTTCTAGACGAGCACGATCCCCAGCAGGGATTTGTGAACCAGCATTTATTCCAATGTGAAATCGGACTTTTGATTTTAGTAGTTCATCTAATTGCATCAGCCTAGTAACCCTTGTTGTGAATATGCGTCACGCAAGATGCTTTCTAGTGCCATTTCATCACCTGGCATCATTCCACCTTGAGCTTGAATTTTGGCGAGCATTGCCCCTGCAGGTCCTGTCTGTGTTGCCATGGACTGCTGAGCCATTGCACCTAAGCCACCACCAAGGATTACTCCAACTAAACCGCCTGCCATACGAGCGCCAGGCTTCATAAAGTGATTAGTTCCACGCATGTGGCCAATCCCTTTACCGACCATATGCGGTGCAGTTCCCATTAGGGTGCCAAGAGCAGCACCTCCACCAGCACCAAGCGCCACCAAGTCACTTAATCTTGGACCCTGTTCTGCTTCTTGTGCAGCTTGTGCTAGTAGCACCTGTTCAATACGTGGGTCCATTACTATCTACACCTTTGTTATTTATATTTTAACTAATGAAGATTAAGTCTTCATCTATTAGCTGTTCCCAATTAACACGCGGGATGTTTTCTAGTTGTTTGAGGTTTGCAAACCGTTCACCACTCAGTGACATTCTTAGTTCAACAATGCGTTTAGCTGTTGCATAACCAACACCAGGCAGTCGTTTTGCAATTTGCTCGGCAGGTGCTGTGTTTAAATTTAAACGTGTATCTTCAATAGGAACAACTGTGTTGGGTATCTGCTCTTCTGGTTCAGGCGCAATCTGTGGTGCTGCAATTTTTGTAAGTCTGCCCTTATTACGGTCATATGGCACTAGCTGTTCAAGACTGACGTAGGTAATATTTCCTCCAGCATCACGTACCATTGCAAATTCTTTATCATGCTTGTTAATAAACTCAACTAGCTTTCCAGTTTTCTGGTCTTGAAATAAGTTACTCATTACTATACTTACTACATTTGTTTATTATAGGCACAAAAAGAACGCCTCCGAGAAGACGTTCTATGTGCTTATTGATTATGTATCAATAACCTTGGCCTGCTTCAATAGCGTAAGGGATGCTTACGTCTTCGTAAGAAGGTGCAGGGGCGGGCAAGTAATAACACACTTCAACCAGAATGGCGGAAGGTGAATTACGGGAAGCACCTGCGGAAGGATTTTGTGATGCAGTAAATGCTGCAGATGTAGTGATTTCTACAGCAGTTTCAGCCGAAGTGCTAACCGCAGTTCCATTAACAACACTATTAAGTGCGGAAGAAACGCCATTTGCAGGGAAGTAGCCATCTGCTTGAGCAGTCAAGGTTGTCAAGGATCCCGTGTTGCCGGGAGCGTTTGCACCAAGTGCTTTGATCAGAATGGTGTTACCACTAGCGCCAAGAACGCCGGGGGCTGAAATAGCTGTGCGATACACCACAGCGTTAGCAGGGATTGTCATAGGACGATCCTTACGTGGCTTGTCATCTTGACGAAGGTCAGGAGACAAGATCTGAGGCTGGTAATCAGCAGCGGCAAGAGCACCGGCTGTGTTAGTCACATTGTCATTGTCAGGGCTGATGACTACAGCACCGACGAGACGATAAAACTCAACACCAGGAAGAGCCACAACACCTTGATCGCGATATGCGTTCAAGTTGGCTACATAATTACCGGGAAAAATTACGGACATAGTTAGTTCTCCTATCAATATACGAAAGAGTAACCAACCGTAATGAAATCCTTGTTCAAGGTTTCAAATCCGGCGAACAGACTCCAGATCATAATGATGAATCGTGAGAAGTCATCATTGTTGTTCAAAAGAATCTGAGCGTTATTACCTCCGATACCCACGCCAACAGCTTGGGGACCAAAGAAGATCAATTGTGAGGCGGCGTAGCTTGCAGCTGCAGTTGCTTCGTCAGTAATGATCAGGTCGTAATTTTGTTCAGGAAGGTTGGTAGACTCGAACCATCGGACACCCTCAAAGAGGAAGCCAGTAGGCATAACGGGTTGACCAGCAACAAAACCGGCTTGTCCATAAGCAGGACCCATTCCTTGGTAGAAATTAGCGTTAGGTGCCTGATTTGGGGACATAGGATTAATCATCCCAGTACCGGGGTAGCGAGCAATCTCGCGGAAGTCAGAATTCTGACGAAGGTGCATCATTGCCGTTGGGTCAACGATACAGCGGTAGTAACCATCAGCGAAAGTAGGAACATTGCGCTTACGCATGTCCTTAACAACTTCGAGAAGGTCAGTTGTAATATCAAATTTGGCAGACTCACCAGCGTCATACTTAACACCAAGAGTGTTACCTGAGGTTGAATCAGTGCCTTTCTCTTTACCACCGGGAAGGTAGTAACCGCCTTGTTCTTTCGAAGACTTGCCTGTGGCTTCAGCCTTAAGCAGTTCGTTTGCAAAGACGCGATCACGCCAACGACGGTAGTCATCAAGCAGCGTCAAGCTACCGATGGACTGGTGAAATACATTCAAGTTACCTGTATCAAGCAGCAGACGCTGAGCAGTGATCAGGGTTTCGCGAGCAACCTTAAAGGTAGAGGGCTGTGCACTGTCGCGGGTATCGGCTGGGCCGGTGTACTCACGCAGGGTGACGAGCACCTTGTCCTTGACAATGTTGCGAGCTGAAGCGGTTCCGAGGGTTTGATCGGCAGTCCGCTCACGGGACTCCTTAGTGCCAGGCTTACCCCAGAAGCGGTAACGATCAAGCTGCACGGTCTGACCGGGCTGCTTTGAAAAATCGTGAACGACTACGGGCTCAACTGCCATCTCAATGATGTAGGCAGGATGAGGACGGTAAAGTTCTGCACCAAGAAGCTTTGGAAAATCGTTGTCAATCCACATTGGATATCTAACTCCTAAGCTAATAGTTTATAAGTGACTTCGACTGGTCACATAATTAGATATTAATAGTTATTGCTAGTATTTGTCTAGAGTCCCCTAATATTTTGTGGTATGGATTTTATAGATGACAAAATTTGGAAGCCAGTGCACATGCTTATAGGGTTTGAATGTTGCATTGAATATTATGTAAACAGCGTAGGTGAAATCAAAAGCACTAAAGGTGCTAAAGAAAGATTACTTAAACAGCGTATCAATAAGAATGGTTATAAGCAAGTTAATCTTACTCAGCGTATTGGTAGAAAACAGACATTAACTGTTGCTGTTCATAAGTTAGTTGCATTAGCTTTCTT